CTAAAACAATCCTCCCAAAGCCTTCGGTTCCCAATTCATCACAATCAACTCCCCGGTCACCTCAGCCTTCGCTTGCCGTTGATTGGTGGTCGTGTATCGAATCTCGGTCGTCTCAAAATGAAACCCATCAAACACCCGCCGGATCTCCGGATGGTCGTTGATGCTGACCATCACCTTCCCTTTGCAGCACCTCATAAAATCGGCCATGCGCTCATAGTTTTCAAACGGGAAGTCGACACCGTACCCTGTCGTCTGCCAGTAAGGTGGGTCCATGTAGTGGAAAGTGTGCGGCCGGTCGTAGCGCTCGGCGCACTCAAGCCAGGGCAGGTTTTCGACGTAGGTGCCGGACAGGCGCTGCCAAGCGGCAGACAGGTTTTCTTCGATGCGCAGCAAGTTGATTGCAGGGGCGGTGGTTGCGGTACCGAAACTCTGACCTGAGACCTTGCCACCGAAAGCATGGTGCTGCAGGTAGAAGAAACGAGCGGCGCGCTGAATGTCGGTCAGGGTTTCCGGGCGGGTCATTTTTTGCCACTCGAATATCTGACGTGAGCTGAGTGCCCATTTGAATTGCCGCACGAATTCTTCCAGATGGTTCTTTACCACACGGTACAGGGTGACCAGGTCGCCATTGATGTCGTTGAGGACTTCAACCGGGGCAGGCTGCGGGCGCAGGAAGTACAGCGCCCCGCCGCCGGCAAAGACTTCGACATAGCATTCGTGGGGTGGGAACAGGGGGATAAGGCGGTCGGCGAGGCGGCGCTTGCCGCCCATCCAAGGAATTATGGGTGAGGACATTGTTTGCAAGACCTTTACTGTATGGATAGACAGGTGATAGGCTCGCTCCGCTTTGTGCACGGAGCAGGAGCCTTGACTGGGCTTGCAGGGCTAATCTGCGGGTTTGGTGGCCAGGCTGGATGTTGACGCATCCAGCTTCGGCCGCTCCTTTTATTTCGTGTGTGAGACTTCTTTGGCGTAGGCCTGACAGGCCTGCAGCGCGATCAGTCCTTGGTCGCCGTCGCCGGTGATTCCGATAATTCGTTGAGCATGCGCTCGGTCAAGTTGGGCTCTCGCGGTTCCATGAACCACGCCGCCGGGGACGGTGGAGGCTTGCATTCCGTCACTATCAGTTGCGGCGGTGGCGTCGAGTAGGACTGACAGCCGCAGGTCAGCAGTAGCAATGCGATCACGCAAGCGGTCTTGATTGGTTTTTGCATCGGTCAGGGCTCGGTAATGGGATTGGTCACTCGCTGCCAGCCATTGCTCCAGGGCGAAGCGTTTGTTCTGTTCGGCAAGGATCAGCACGGAGTTGGCGTTGGCCACGTCGGTCAGCGCGGTTTGGTGGGCGGCTTTTTGCTCGGCAATCTGCTGGCCGTAGGCGTTTGCCTGCCACTCCCATGCGGCCCACGCGCTGCCCGCCATGAGGCAGAGCATCAACACCAATGCCCCGCTCCACTTCAGCGCATCGAGCTTCACGCCAACACCTTCAACGCCCGGGCGTACAGCGCCTGACGGTCTGCTGCGCCGTTCTGGCCGCCGTTGATGCGCCGGGTGATGGTGTCGAACTGACCCAAGTCGGCCAAGGTGTTGAGCCCTCTGCTCGCCCAAAACCACGCTGCTGACATGCACGCGTGCTGCGGCTTTTCCAGCAGCTCTGGCTGGTTGATCAGATCAAGGGCCAACGCTTCGCCACATGCGATGTAGTTGGCGCGGCCGGTGATTTGGATCAGGCCACGGCCGCGATACTTCTGGCCGTCGCCGTCCGCCTCAGGTGTGTTGCCCAAGCGCTTGGCGAGTGAGCCGGTGTCGTATTTGCTCAGGTACTGGTCGCTGCCCAGCTCGCGCACGTAGCGAAACTGGCCGGACTCATGGCCGATCTGGGCGATGAAGGCGGCGACGCGCTTCGTCCCGATGATCTGGAAGCGAACCATCGCGGTGTTCAGGACAGGAACAAAAACGCCGGCTGATTGGCCGGCGTTGGGGAGGATCTGCTGGAGTTGTTGCTGGGTAATCGACATAGGTTTGCCCTTATGAAAAACCCGCACAAGGCGGGTTAGGTTTGGGATTAATTTGCTTGTAGCTGCACGACTTTTAGCGGGGCTTTGGGCTTCTTGCCTTTGGCCTTGGCTTTGCCTTTCTTGCCGCCATTGCATTCGACGGTGGTGCTCCAGCCGCTTTGGGTGAAAACCTGCTCCACCGAGTCCACCAAGTACTCACCATCGAGCCCGACCTTGAAGCCTTGGGCATTGATGGTCCGCTCAGCAAACAAATCAGTTCGCCCGGGCATTTCTAGACGCACTGCGGCGGTCGAGCGGTTGAACGCGGCCAGCCGCGCTTTGGCGGCCTGCTCGGCGGCGGATTTGTTGGGGTAAATGTGGCGGTCTGTGTGAACGGGCGGTAGACCGTCCGGGGCTTCGTCGTTGTCCAAGGTGACGATGGCCAACTTGCCGGTTTTCTTGTCCTGATGCTTGGTGCTGACCGCCTTGTGGGCACTGCGATCACCCAGCCGGAACTGCCACCGGCTGACGTCGCTACGTGTCAGGGTGATGGTGCCCAGCGCTGTACCACTCGCGCTTTGTCCACCTTGGCGCTGCATCACCAGCAGCTTGCCGTCCGCCACTTTAGCGGTGCAGTCGAACTGCTTGGAAAGTCGGGTGATGAAGTTGAAGTCGGATTCGCTGAGCTGGTCAGCACGCGGCACTACCGTGTCGACCGGGCACACCGGCGACCAGCCGTTGCGTGCCGCCACGTCCTTGACGATGCTGGCCAGGCTCACCCCTTCCCAACTGCCGCTGCGCGTGGTCTTGCCGCTGCCACGCATGTCGCTGGCTTTGCCCCGGATCACCAGCGTATCGGGCGGGCCGGACAACTCGACCTCGTCCACGGTGTAACGCCCGAGACGGGTTAGAGCCGTGCCGCTGTAGCCGAGGAACACTTCGATGCTGGCTCCTCGGCTGGGTAAAGACACTGCGCTATCACGGTCGTCGATGCGCAGCTCAAAGTCGTCTGACTCCATCCCGGGTTTATCAGTGGTGCGCAGCAACAGCAGGCGGTCGTTGATCAGCGCGGTGATGTCGGCACCGTCTGCGACGATGCGGAAGGTGGGTGTCATACATTCTCCAAACGGCAAAAGCCCCGCTCTGGACGGGGCTGTAAAGAAACATCACTCGGTTATAAAACGGACTATGCTCAGCGCATTAACCTACTTGCCAAATTAAACCAAGTAGGTTAATTTTCGCCGCATGGAGAAAAAGACCCCGCACTGCAAACTACACACCGTTAAAGCCCTGATTGAAGCGGGCAAGGTGCACTCTACCCTGTCAGCACTGACCGGTGGCGCGGCTTTAGGCTTCGACTTTGACGGCATCGTCAGCGTGGTAATGGCACTGGCGCCCGCTGACTTTTACAAGAGCATGACCACGCATGCAGACCATAAGGTCTGGCAGGACGTGTACCGGCGTAAAACCCACGCTGGCGAGGTCTACCTGAAACTCACGGTCATTGATGATGTGCTCATCGTGTCCTTCAAGGAGCTATGAACATGAAATGTCCATCTTGCGTCTCGGCAGAGCTGGTGCATGATACCCGCGACGTGTCTTACACCTACAAGAACGAGTCCACTGTGATCCCTTCGGTCACCGGCGAATTCTGCCCGGCCTGTGGTGAAACCGTGCTGGATGCCAGCGAATCCACCCGCGTCAGTGCTGCAATGCTGGCCTTCAACAAACAAGTGAATGCTTCGATTGTTGACCCAGGCTTCATCACTACTGTGCGTAAAAAACTAGACCTGGACCAGCGTGAAGCGGCCGAGATTTTCGGCGGTGGCGTGAATGCGTTTTCCCGTTATGAGAACGGCAAAACCAAACCACCACTGGCACTGGTGAAATTACTGAAACTGCTCGATCACCATCCCGAGCTGCTGAATGAAGTGCGTTTAGGCTAACCCCACAACATCACCACTTCATCACTCGGCGCGGGCAAATCCGGCAGGTGAATCACTAGCCCGGCCTTGAATGGCTGCACCTCTTCGGCCAGCCCCTGATTGGCATCGAGCACGGCCTCGACCGAGCCATTGAGGTGGCCGTAGTAGTTCTGGCAGATGGTGTCGAGCACGTCGCCGCTAGCTGTTCTGCAGGTCGTCGCCATAGCGCACAAACTCCAAGGTAAAGCCCTGTTTACGCGGTATGCCGCCTTGCAGCAGGGCGCTTTGTTCTTCTTCGATGTTTTTCAAACACCAGTTGCCCAGCACGTCGCCATAGCCTGTGGTCAGGCCCAGTGGTTGAAGCTGGGCGGCAATGCTGCGCAGGGTGTCGAGTTGTTTGATGCCGCCTTTGAACCCGCCAAAAATCGCGCCCGTCAGGGTGATGCGTTCTTCGCCCATGCCCACGGCTTGCTGTGCCGGGCGACGGTTCAGGCGCTCTTGTGAAGCCCAGCGGTATTCGCTGGAGCGCTTGAGTTCGTCGAAGGCGGCGGTGTCCAGGTTGAAGTAGAACGGTGTCGATCCGGGCTTGAGCGGTTGCATGATCAGCAGGTGCGGGAATGGCTTCACCGCCTCGGCGGCCGGGGTCGCGTCTGCGCCCAGCGCGCCGGTGGGCACGATGTTGGCCAGTGACGGGCTGACTTTGCCTGCGATTTTGTTGATCGCGGTCGCCGCCTTACCCGCCTGCTCTTTCAGCACGCCGAGGCGTTCCTCAATTTGCGAAGCTGCCCGGGTGGCTTTGTTGTAGGTGGCCACCACCGCGCCGACCTTGGCCTGCGCTGCGTTGACCCCACGCATCAGCCGTTGCACCTTGGCCCCGACGGCAGGGCCAATGAACGGCAAGTCGCTCAGTTCGGAGGCGGCGCCACTGATTTCACCAATGGCGCCGTTCACTGGCCCGAGCATGCCGTCCAAGCTGCGGCGCCCGGTTTCCCCGGCCGCAGTCAGGTACTTCAACCCCGACTGCAGTTGTTCCATGTAGGCCATGCGTGCCCCCTGTTAAAGATGCGGTTGGTCGTACAGATTCCGGCTCGACATCTGCTGGTTGATTTGCTCGATCTGCCGTTGCAGGTGCGGCTGTAGCTCCCGGGCCAGTGCGGCCGGGTCTTTCACGTCGCCTTGCACGGTGATGGACAGCGCCGCATTGACGTCGATCTTCTGATCGATCTTCGGCGGCTCGACCTTGAGCACCGGCTCCACCTTCGGCGGCATGGCCAGCGTTCCCGCAGGCGCGGTGCTGGCAAACGAGCGCACTACGTCACCCATGTTCACCGCCCCGGGCAGCTCGCGTGATGCGCTGGCACCGAGTGAGCCCTCAGGCGGCAGCGACTTGGGCCGTACCAGGTCCGCGCCCGGGAAGCGCGGTTTGTTAGCAAAGTGCGGTAACAGGAACGGGTTTTTCGAGTCCGGATCAGCCGGGTCATACGACACCGGTTTGACCACCGGCGCCGGTGATGCTGTCGGCGGCGGCAACGAATCCGGGCGCACCAGGTCCGCACCGGGAAAGCGCGGTTTGTTGGCAAAGTGCGGCAACAGGAACGGGTCTTTCGAGTCCGGATCAGTCGGGTCATATGACACCGGTTTGACCACTGGAGCCAGTGGCTCGCCTGCTGCTTTGGCTTCGGGCTTCGGCGGTTCAGCGGGCTTTTCATCGTCCGACCCGAACCACGATTTACCGAGGCTGCCCCCGATGGATTCGCCGCCCATGCTGCCGAGGATGCCGCCGATCAAGCCACCGACCGCCGTGCCCAAAATCGGCACCACAGAACCGATGGCCGCACCGGCCGCTGCCCCTGCCAGCGCACCGGCCATGTTGCCCGCAGCGGCGCCGTAGCCTTCGGCCTTTTCGTCCTTGGTTTCGGCGTTCTGGTAGGTGTCGGCCGCGCGCAGGACGCCTTCAAACAGCGCAGCACCAGGAACCGCTTTACCTGCTTTGCCAATCAACCCCATGGCGCGCGCCGCCCGCCCCGGCGGTACAGGTGGAACGGGCGGCACTGGCGGACGCGGCGGCCGAGGCCCACCACCACCACCACCACCACCACCACCACCACCACCACCACCCGCACGGCGGCGGCCGTTGCGATTGCCCGCGCGACGTCGCCCGCCACGACCACCGGCGCCGCCTCCACCGCCTCCACCGCCACCCATGGCGGCGGCGTTGACCACAAACACCTTTTGCGGCCCCGAGTCTTCGCCGCCGTCTTCGTCGTTTTTCGCTTCTCGGAACACGTCCAGCAGCTTGAGTCCGGTATCAATCGGGTCAAAGCCTTTACTCTCACCGCCTTCCTCGCTGTCGCCGTCATCGTCCTTTTTGCCACCGAAGGCTTTCAGGCCGATTTCCGCGAGGGCCAACACCTTGGAGCCCTTGCCGTCTTCCTTGTCGTCATCACCGGCGTTGGTGACAAAGACCTTTTGCACGCCCTTGGCATCGCGTCCGCCCATGGCGCCGCGTGCGAGGTTGAACAGGCCCTTGCCGATCTTGAACGAGCCCAGCAGCCCTTGCAGGGTCAGCGCTCCACCGGCCAACACCGTAAGGCCCATGGCCAACCCGGGCGTGCGGTCGCTGAGCGAGGTAATGCCCTTGGCCACCGAGGTCAGCCCTTCGGCCACGCCGTCGGTGATCGGCCGGATCGCATCGCCCACCGAGCGCATGGCGTCGTCCATCGACTGCGCCATTTCCTTCCATTTTTGCGAGGAAGACTCGCGGCGCTCGCTGAGGTTTTTGTCGAGGATGCCGGTGGCGTCCCGCGATTCACGTTTCAGTTGGCCGTACAGTTCCTTGTTTTGCATGTAGGCCGTGAGCGCGGCCTTGACCTGCATGTCGGAAAAGATGTCGCCAGTGCGCAGGGCCTGCTCCAGTGACGCGAGCATGGCCTTGGCTTTTTCCGGATTCGATTCCTTGCTGATCTGCGCCGTGGCTTCGGCCATCTTGGCGGCGCGTTTGGGGTCGGTTTGCTCGATGTATTTCTTGGCCAGTGCCATGCTCGACTCAAGCGTCGACATGCCCTGTTGAATGCCGGTTTGCATGGAGGCTTCGTAATCGATCCCGGCCTTGCCGTAGGCATCCACGGTCTGCGATGAACTGATCTTGTCCATCCAGTTTTTGAGGTTGTTGGCCGCCTCGTCGGAGCTGCCCGCCGTTTTCATCTGTACTTGCAGCATGGCCCCCAGCTGGGTCACGGCGTCCATGCCGGTGATGCCCAGCTTGCCCATGTTGGCCAGCAGTTCGGGAAACCACTTGGCCATGTCACTGGCCTCAAAGCTGCCCGCCTGCCCTTGAAACGCAATGGCTTCCAGCGCCTGCTGCATTTCCTTGGCGCTGGTGATCTGGGCGTTCTGGCCGAGGGCGTTGATCATCTTGGCGGTTTCGCCGCCGTCCGAGCCCTGCCCGATCACGAACTTGGCCGCCACCGGCGCGTACTCCATGGCCTTGGCCAGGTCCATACCGGCACCCACCAGCTCGTTGACCACGGTGGCCACCTCGTTACGGGCCATGCCGGTGTCACGTGAGGTATCGATGATAGTGCGCGACATCTGCTTTTCTTCGGGGGCATTGGCGATGCCTGCCTTGATCGCGATGTCGCGGATGATGGCGTTGTAATCGGCGCTGACTTTGGTCGGCACCGCCAGTGCTGCCGCCCCCACCGCTGCCCGGCCAACCGTGCTTTTGACACTGGCCCGGCCTTCGTTGATTTGTGCATGGCCCTGGGCTTTCAGATCCGCCTGCCGAGCCGTACGGCCGAGCATTTGATAGGCCCGGTCGAGTCGCCCGACCTCGATCCCCTGCTTGCGCAGGCTGTCTAGGTTGGAGTTGAGTTTGGTCAGCAGCGTGGACGCACCCGCCGCACCGCTGTCGTGGGCCTTTTTCCATTCGTTGCGCAGGCGGATGGTGTCACCGATCTGGCGTTGCATGACCCGGGCCTTGGCCCCGGTCGCTTCCAGCTTCTTGATCCGGCCCTCAACGTCCTTGAACGCTGAGCCCACGGAGGAGCTGACCGCCCCGCCGATCACCAGCCCGAGCGCGAGTTTGTTTGCCATCTGTTCGCCCTGCCCTGTGGTTGCGCGTCAGGCGGCTCAATCCGTGAGCCACCAGACCATTTCCGAAAACGGCATGGCCATGATCTCGGCGGCAGAAAAACTCGTTTCTGCCGCCAAGCGCTTGGCCAGTTGTTTCAGGGTTGCGGGGTTACAGTTCGCCTTCGTCGACCAGACGAAAATAGCCTTCCTGCACGCGGCTGTAGTCCACCACCTTAAGCCCCTCCAGATCGCCGGGCGGGATTTCGGTCAGGCTGGAGAACAGCTGCAATTCGCGCTTTTCAGCATCGCCGCCGGAGACCGCGCCTGCTGCCCGTACATCGCGAACGGTCGGCGCGCGCATGACCACCTTGTCGGTTTTGACATGGTTAAGTTCAGTGGGGTAACGCAGGGTGATGGTGACGCCTTCGTCGGTCAGGATGAGCCAGGACGGGAGTTTCTTTTCAGTATTGATAGTCATGCGGGAATTCCTTAAAGGCCCAGGGCGCTGCGTTCGGCAGCCAGTTGATCGACGCCGTCAATCACGCGCACCGCGTTGACCATGTCGATTTCGTACATCACGCGACCGTCGATCTCCAACTTGTAGTAGGTGACCGCCATGGCGTATTTCATTTCAGCTTTGTCGCCCGCCTTCCAGTCGCCCGGGTCGACTTCCTTGAGCATGCCGCGCAGGGTGGCAATCACCGGGGTGATCTGGCCCTTGAGCCCCTTGAAGGCCCCGCGAAACACCGCGTTGCAGCCGGTCTGGTCCGACAGTCCGAAGTACTTCATCATCTCGCGGCGTACCCCGGTGCTGGTCCAGCTGGCTTCCAGCTTTTCCAGCCCCATGTCCATCTCGATCTCACCGGCCATCCCGCCGCCGCGATGCGCTTCGGTTTTAACCGTGAGCTTGGGCAGTGTCAGCGACGGCACGTCACCGGCGAAGCTGACCCCGTCCACGAACAGGTTGGTGTTGCTGAGCATTTGCGGAATCATTGAGCGGCCTCCTTAGGCGGCGGTTTCCAGCACTTCGGTCAACCACTGGTTGGTGACCTCCACGCGGAAAATAGGGTTCTCGGCAGGCGGCACGTCGGTGAAACGGATGTTCCAGTACACCTTGCCCTCCTCCAGCTGGCTGGCCGTGTTCAGTTCGGTGTCTGCAAACACTTCAAAGTTGATCACTGCACCCTGATTTTTCAGGTCGCGCATAAAGGCTTCGAGGCCGTCCGTGACGTCCTTGACGTAGGTCTTGGTGATCGAGCGGTCCACCGCCCATTTGTGCCCGGCCAGAATCGCGTCCATCACGATGTCGAGGGTGCGCACGCGGGTGACAAAGGACCATTTCGAATCGGCCGACAGCGTGCGGTTGCCCCACAGGCGATAGCCGCCGTCGCGGATGATGGTGGTGATGTTGGCGTTGTTGAGCAGGTTGGCGCGGCAGGTTTCGTCGCCGTCCAGAAACTCAATCGGGCGCGTGGTGCCGGTGATGCCGACAAATTCCTTGTTCGACGGCGAGGCCCAGAAGCCGTACTCGGTGTCAGTCCAGGCGAACAGGCCAGCGGTGAACGCCGAGGCCGGGGCGTCGATGGTTTTGCTGGTGACCGTGTCCCACTGCTGCACGCCCGGATCAACCATGTAGATGCGCTTGCTGCCGAACTCCTGCGCGTAAGCCAGCACCGCCTCGTCGGTGGTGTTGGGGCCGTCGACGATGGCGATGGCGCGCAACTTGCCCGCCAGTGCATCCATGGCCGTGGCCACCGCTTGCGTGGCGGAATGCTTGGGCGCGATCAACAGCCGCGGCTGGGCGTTGAAGCGGCTTTTGCCGTCAAGCAAGGCTTGCAGGCCGGTACGCTGACCCGAGGCCAACACGCCGCCGATGATGGCCGAGGTTTGCAGCGCTTCATCTTCCAGTTCGGCCACGCCGCACGCGACGATCACGGCCTTGGCTTTCAAGAACACCGCCTTGGCCGCACGGGTGATGGCCGAGTCTTCACCGAATGCGGCGATGGCTTCGCGCTCGCTGGTCAGCAGTACCAGGTCATTGGGTTTGGCCGATGCGGCCGGGCTGACGGTGTAGGTGTCGCAAAGGCCGATGATCGAGGTCGACGGCAGCGCAATGGTGCGCGCGCCGGTGTCGACCAGCGTTACGGTAACGCCGTGAAAACGGCTGGCTGTGCTCATACAGGTACTCTCCAGAAACAACAAAGCCCCGCAGGGCGGGGCTTGTGTGGGTCAAACAGTGGATACAAAAACGCCCCGGGGTGCGGGGCGTCAGGCAAGGTAGTCAGCCAACCAGTCCGGCTCGACCGGGCGCCGGGTGGCGTCCGGAAACGCCTCGGATTCGGGCCAGTCGCGCAGGTCCATGCGAAAGCCTTGCAACGCCCGGTATTGATCAGCACCAAGCGTGGTCGGCCGACCGGCTTCGGTTTCATCCCGATGGCGAACGATCAGCGTGTCGGTGCTCAGCAGCAGCCGGTCACGCCATTGGCGCTGTCCGGCGGCTTGCTGGGCAAGGCTGGGTGGCGGCCGGTCAACCAGACACGGCACGCCGTCCTCGTCCAGGGCCACGACCTTGCCTGCCGCCGACGCGTGGGACAGTTCCAGGTACAACGCCTCGCTCAGTTCCAGCAGCTCGTGCTCAGGCGGCAGTTTGCAGGCCGGGTTGGGCACGCTGATCAAGGGCGGTATGGCGTCCGGATCGGGCATTTCAATGTTCGGCGCCGACGCACTGAGGTTGTCGGCATCCGGCGACCAGTCCGGGTCCGGCACATACACCACAGGCGGCGTCCACTCGGGATCAACCACGTCGATGCGACGTGGACCAAACACCGAATCACAGTAGAAATTCAACTGCGTGCGGTGCAGGTAGTAGGTGTCAGTCTTCAATTTCCCCACGCCTCCCAATAACACGGCCCTACGCCGTCGTTGCCGTTAACCAGTGTGAACCCTTGGCGGGTCACGTCTTTGACGCCGTAGTTACCCACCGCGCTGGGCTTCATCTCGGCCTGTTGCATAAAGTGGACGCCGAACACCGCGTTCGGGAAGGTCATCGGCAGCGGCACCGCCACGGCCGAATCCTGCCCGACACTGTTGGTCACCCCCCACATACGCATCAGTCCGGTGTCAGCGCATCGCCACCAACCGGTCACCGCTGCACTGCCCGTGTTTTTCGGGGCGTTGCCCGAGTGCCACACGGTGTAGGCATTGGCGCCCATCGAGAGCCCGCCGACCTTGAACTGGTTGTCCGTGTCCAGGCCAAAGTAGGCCCCGAAAATCCCTTTACGGTGAAACAGCATCACCGCCGAGGCCGCGCTGTTGGCCTCGTTATGCACTTCCAGCGAGCCGGTTTCGCTGGTCATGGACGCGATATACGGCGAATTCCCAGAACCGCAATGCAGGTTCGATCCGCTGGCCAACGACTGGTTGACCTTGAGGTACTGCGCAGGCGGGTACTTGGACACGTCCCACAACGCGCCGCGCCCGTTGAACACGTCGCCGGTGGCAAAGTCGGCCGAAAAGATCTCTTTCGACTCACTGCCGTAATAGCCGATGTAGCGCAGACGCTGTCGGTAGACGTTCAGCGAGCCGACGCCCTCTTCAGACTTGAAGCTCATCGAAGGGCTGCTGGTGGTCAGGCCCGCAAGGGTCAGCGGGCCGGTCATGGTGTCGCCGGTGTGGCGCACGCGCTTGGCCAGTTCTTCGTTGATGGCCGTGGCGAAGTTCGGGTTATTGCCCAGCGCGGCCGCCAGTTCGTTGAGCGTGTTCAGCGCTTCCGGGGAGGAACCCACCAGCGCGGTAATCGCGTTCTCGACCAGCTGGGCCGTCTGGGTTTTGGTGTAGGCGTCCCCGATGCGGTAGCCCGCCAGCGTGGTCGCGTTGTCGGCCTTGGTCGCCAGTGCGGCCGTGACCGCTGCCGCGTCCGCTTTGGACGCCGGGTTGAAATTGCCGGTGTTCCAGAACGTCGACGGCGGATAGGTGACCACGTCCCACAAGGCGCCGCGAGCGTTGGCCACGTTCCCGCTGTTGAAGTCCAGCGAGAACAGTTGTTTGGATTGCGACCCGTAATAGCCGATGTAGCGCAACACGCCTTTGTTCAGGCTGAACCCGCCAATACCGGAGGCATCGCGAAAGCTGAGCGAGGGCGATACATCGGTGCCATTGCCCAGGGTCAGGCCCCCGGACATCTCATCGCCTTCGCGGGACACTTTGCGCGACAAGGCATTGATGATGGTGTTGGCAAAGTTTGGATCACCGCCCAAGGCGTCGGCCAGTTCTTTCAAGGTGTCCAGCGCACCCGGCGCGCCGCTGATCAGCGAGGCAACCAGCGCCTGAACGAAAGCCGTGTTGGCCAACTGCTGACTGTTGCTGTTCAGCGGCGCCGTAGGTGCTTTCGGGGTGCCGGTCAGCACCGGGCTGTCGAGCGCCGCTTTCCCCTGCAGCAAGTCATTGACTTGCGTTTTGGTGTAAGCGTCCTTGATCCCGTTATCGGCCAGTGTCTCGGGGTTGCTGCCCTCGATCACCACGCCGCGTTTGTCGATCAGCACCTTGGTGTAACTGCCGGGCTTGCGCGTCGGCGGCAACACTTCAATGATGCGGTCGTCCACGTACTGCCGGGTCGCCAGTACCACGCTCGGGTCGATTTTGAGCGTGACGTTGGCGGCGCTGCTGACGATGAAGTTAATGCGCACCACTTGGGTCTTGCCGGAGCCCTGTGCCAGCTCCGGTTTAAAGCTGGGCGCACAGTTGGCCACCGCCACCAGATCGCCGTCCGCGTCGTACAGGCCGATTTCACGAATCCACCAGCCGCCGACGTTTTCCGGGATCACCTGCTCGGCAATGATCACGTTGGTGTTTTTCGGGTCGATCTTGACCTGATTCAGCGGCGCGCGGCGGCGCTCGTTGATCAGCTTGGTTTGCGCCCGGTTGGGCTGCGGATCGGCACCGTTGGCATCGCCCACGCCCATCTGAGAGAACGCCCACGGGATGTTCATTGCGTCGGCGTTGGCCTGCTTGGCCTCGCCCACGGCCGTGAGGATCGCCATAAACTGGCTGCTTTGATCAATCATGAGTACACGTCCAGGTATTCGGTTTGATGTTCCCGGCCAGCCGGGCCGTAATGCCCCGTGACCTCGATGTCGTGCGGCGCCGGTGGGTACACGTCGATCACCTCGCCCTCGTACAGGCAGGAAAAGACGTTGAGCTGGCCGGTGCTTTCAAGGCTGATCACCAGTTCGGTCAGCGTGCGACTGAGCGGTTTGGCGTCATCGATCAGGGCTGTCAGCTCGCGGTACATTTCCTCGGTGATACCGGTGTCCAGCACCCCGACCTTGAGCCCGAACGTGCCCGGCACGCCCAGCGGTACGGTCTGCCACCACTCGATCACTTCCAGCAGATAGCCCAGCGGCTCCACCACCCGGCGCAGCGCACCGATGGTGCCCTTGTGGGCATGGATGAAGAATGCCGATTCAATGGCGGCGCGCTTGACCTGCTCGCTCCAGCGGTTGTCCCAGCGGTCCACCGACCATGCCCACGCCAACTGGTGCAGCAAGTGCGCCGGGCAGGTTTTCGCGTTGTACAGGGTGCGAATCGGAATCGCCGGGTTGTGATCAATCGCCGCTTCGATGCCCCGCTCTAACTGTGTGCTGTTGAGCGGCAGCAGGCTCACCCGGCACCGCCTTGGGTCACGCTGTAGCCGATGCAGTACGCGGCTTGATGCTTGGCCCGGGGGATGTCAACCCAGCCGGGTAAGTCCACGCGGCTGACGCCGGTGATGTGCAGTTGCGCATCAATGGCCGAGCGGGCGATTTCCACGCCAAGGCGCCGACGCGGGTTGATCCAGGCCGTGAGGCGCCGGGTGGCTTCGGCCAGAATCGCTTCGTTTTCCGAGCCGGTCCCGGCCATGTGCAGCACCGCGTCAATACGGTATTCCTGCACCTCGGCGCTTTGCACCGTGACCCGATCCCCGACCGGGCGTATGTCTTCATCACTGAGGTGAGCCAGCACCTTGTCCAGCAACGGCTGGTCGGCCACGCCGTTGCCCTCCAGATGCAACACGGTGACCACCACGTGGGCCGGGCTCGGGCTTTCGGCCTGCGCGTCAGCCACCAGCGCCGAGGCGTTGCGCGCGTGCAGGATGTAGCTGTTGCGCGGCCCGGCCGTGGTCAGGCCCTCGTACACCAGCTGGATACGCTCGCGTAATGCGTCGTCCAGTTCCATCACCTGCGGCACCGGCGGCACGCTTTGCAGATCGGCTTCCTGAATCACCAACCGTTTAAGCCGCACGTTGGCGGCGAGGTGATCGAGGTCGGTGCGCTGGGCGTAGGCCAACAGCAGCGACTTGGACGCATCGTTGATCCGCGCCCGGATCTGAAGCCGCCGATACGCGCCCAGTTCCAGCAGCTTGACCACCGGATCGCTCTCCAACGCCGCGTTCCAGTTGTCGCCCATATAGCTGCGAAACACCGCCAGTTCTTCCTGATAGGCGTCTTCAAAGTCCAGCGACTCCAGCACCTCCGGGGTCGGCAATGCCGACAGGTCCACGGTACTCATGCGCTCACCTCCATTGCTACGCCCTCGCCCCGGTACAGGCCCTTGAGTTCAAAAGTGATCACGCCATCGAGCACCGCCGACACCCGCACCGACTGCAACTTGAAACGCGGCTCCCACAGGTTCAGCGCGTGGGCGACCTCGGCCTGTACCGCGCTTTTCCAGCCCGCATTGATCGGCATGTCGACGAACCGGCGCAACTGGCAGCCATACGCCGGGCGCATGCGCCGACTGCCTACCGGGGTGGTGAGGATGTCGGCAATGGATTGGCGCAAATGCTCGACGCCGGAAAGGGCCGCGCCGGTGTGGCGATCCATTCCGATCATCGCGGGTTACTCCGTCAGGCGTTCAAAATCCGGGTGGCTGTTGAGGTACTGAAACTGGTGGTCATCGACCGCCATGGCACGGCCTTTGGCGACCGGGAGCGTGGCGCCGCCTGGCAGGATCAGGGTGCGGGAGGTGTAGACCTTGTCGCGGAACGCACGAACCGGTTCCGTGACAGGGGTGGTTTTTTGCAGGACCAAGGCAGCCGGTTCGGTGACTTTGTCGTCAGGTGTTTTGCTCATGGTGTTCTCCAGGTAATAAAAACCTCGCCGTAGCGAGGTTGGTTAAGACGGTGTGCCCGTTATTCCCGCACCGGGTGTTACGCCTTTATGGGTGTGCGTCGATCCGACATTCAGCCCGTTGTGGGTCAAGATCGATCCGCTGATCACCACGTCGCCGTTCAAGGTGATTTTCCCGGTCAGGTTGATCGCTTCGGCCTTGCCAGTAATGGCGCTGTCCGTGACCACCGCCGAGCTGCCACCCACGGCAATGGCCACGGTGCCGCTGGGCAAGGTGATGGTGTAGCTTTTGGCCTGCCAGTCGTAAACCAACGAGCCGCCATCATCAAACCGCCACACCTCGACGTGGTCGCGGTTGTCCGGGGGTGCGCCTGCATCGCCGTACAAGCCCGGTACAAAGGTCCCCATGCCTGCCTGTCCGCTGGGATTAAACAGCACGCCCTGCTCACCTAAACTCGGCGCGCGCCAGTGCCGGGCCTTGCCCGCGGCCACGCTGTGCCAGCGCACCCAGGCGCTGGTCCAGTCGCCGGTGGATACGCGGCAGGCGGGTGGCGACGCTGCCAAGTCCACCGCGACCACGTAGCAGGGGATCAACAGGGCCGCGATCATGCGGTCGTGTTCAGCACTGGCGTAGCTCATGGCAGATCCTCGGGGGCGACGTAGTCTTCGTCGTTGACGCTGATCAGCAAGGTGCCCGGCAGCTCATCGGGCCATGGCCATTCTTGTTCACCGAGGTAAACGGTCTGCGTCCACTCCACCAGCCATACGGTGTAGCCGTCCAGTTCCGGGCGCGTCCAATCCTGGCCCGACCGCTGAAACTCGGCCGGTTCAACCGGCAAACCCCACGACTGGGCGCGTAACAGCACCGCCAGTTGGGTGGCCAGGTGCACGGCTTGCGGGTAGTGATCGGCGCGGATTACGTCGACAATCACCCGTGCTTCAAAAGTGATGGTCAGGGTGGTTTCACCGGTGCCGATATCGGTGCCCGGCTCGATCTCGGCAATGTCGAGAAACACCGCCGGGAGCGGGATGTGCTGCTGGATGTCCGGCCAGAAGCTGACCAGTTGCACGCCCGGCAAGTGCTGCTGGAGGTGCTGCTCGATGGCCTGATACAGCAGGTCGAGGTTAAACGGCGGCTCAGGCACGGCGTGTCCCCTTCAAGTATTTTTGCAGTTCAAAGTTCATCTCTTGTTTGAGAACGTGCATCAAGCGTTCGTCGGCCTTGCGGCTCCAGGCATCGAAGTGGGGGCGCACGGCGTCCAGTGAGATTTTGGCTTTGGCCAGCGGGAAGCGGGCACTGTTTTCACCGACAAAACCTGAACTGCCCCCGGTACGGGATGAGACCTCGCTATCAGGATAATCAGCCGGGTTGAAGTGCTTGCTCGCGGTACGAATCCACACATCAGCCTGATTGCCGTACACCTTCTTATAGAAGGCGCCCTGATAACGCCGCCCAGCCACCGACACGCCCGCCTTGGTCTGACGGGCGCGCCCTGCCCGGCTGGCTTCCAGCGGGTTAATGCCGAACCACAATTTGCCGCGCATCGCGCCACCCGCGACCGGGTAACTGCGCAGCCGCTGCCGCACCGCCTTGACCGCGATGCGTTCCTGCTTACCCACGGCCCGCGCGATATGGGTGCGCAACCAACCTAGGGTTTTGTTGATGGCTCGGCGCTGTGCTTTGGCGGCAGCCTTGGGCACCAGGATGGCCAAGTCTGCAAACGCTTTCAGATCCTCAGCCGAGGCCTGGATGTGGAGCATGCCGCTGTTCTTTTTGACTTCGCTGAAACTGCCGATGCTCATGGGCGTTTTCTCAAGATCAGCGACACCAGTCCGTCGCCGCTGGGTTCCAGTTGCAGCAGGTCGTAATCGCCGCCACCGTCCAGCGCAGGCAGGTCGATGGTGACTTTCAACCCTTTGCTCAGCCCGTCGGAGTCCGCCACCCGCACCACAAAGTGCGGCTCACGAATGGCCGTGTTTAGGCGACCGATCTGCGGCTGTTTCCACGGTGCCGAGAACATGCCCATCACCGGTTCGGCGCGGCCTTCGATGTGGCCGGTGTCGGCCAGCACGTCGAAGATCACGCTGTCGATCTCGGCCACAAGATCGCGGATGCCCACGCTTACAGCTCCAGCAGGATCTGCGCGCGCGGCCGGGTGCAGATGTGCAGCGGGTTGGACTGCGCCTCACCGGCCATGCCTTTGTTGAACGGCATCGGCTCGATCTTGCTGTAGTACGGGATGCCTTGGGTGTTGACCGTTTCCATGTAGTCGGCCGGGGCGAAAGCGGAGATGTACAGGTCGGGGACGCCTTCGGGCACGAGCAGGGCTTTGTCGTCGTGGACGAATGCAACGCTTCCGATCTTGCCGCGATAGCGTTCCCAGACAATGCCGCCATACTCGAAACTCTCACGGGCATCGCCGCGCAACGCAGCGGCTTGTGCAGAACCAAGATAGGTATCCTTAATTTCCTGAAGACCCATCAACGTGTTCCAGAAGTTCTTGCCGCAGAACGCCCGGGCCCCGGTGCTGGTGACACTGCCAAGCGCATCTTCTTGCAGATCCAAAGCTATACCGCAGTTGACGCGAAAGTCGGTGCCAGCCTTGGTCATGCCCATCGACATACGTTGTCGGTCAACACCAAATCTTTTGTACAGATCAATCAGCACGGTTTTGCCGTCCGCATCGAGGATCTGGCCATTCAAGGCACCGGCGCGCTGGAACTCGTGTGTGACGTCCAACTGACGACGCGCTTTCAACAGTCGCGCATTGACCACGTCCTGCACGGCCTGCAATTCGCTGCGGGTACCGAAGGCGCGGATGCCCTGAATCTCATCGGCCTTGATGGTGAAGCGTTCCGGCAGGTGCACGGTGTTGAACGGGATCAACGTACGTTTGCTGGCACCGACGATCAGGCCCGAGGTGCCGCGCTCACCGGCCGGCACCAGTGCTAGGGTGTCGCCGTCTTTTTCGATCTGTACGGTCAGGGTGGTGATGCCCTCTTCCTGAAACAGGCCAAGGCTGCTCAGGCGGCCGGGCTGGTACGGTTGTTCGTTGATGGCTGCGGTCAGCGACGAAACAGAAAACGCATCGTCTTCAAAGATGGCGATGTCGGCCATGGGGGACTCTCCAGAAAGTAAAAACCCCGCTCGATGGCGGGGTGCAGTAAAGAGATGGGCGGCTTAGCGCACGATCACAAAGTGTTCAGCCAGCGACTTTTCGCCCTCGGGGTCGAGGCCGGTCAGGTGCGCTTCGCTGACTTCGGCCAAACGCACCACCGCACGGCCACGGCGCACGATGTCGGACTCGCCCAGCGGGCCATACAGAATGGCGACAGCGGTCTGGCTGCCGTCTTCGGCAGTCGGCACGTACGGCGCGAATTCACCCGATGCGGTCACCAGCCCCAGTACCTGGCCGGGGTTCAGGGCCGGGCCAGCGGCCACGTTGATGGCTTCGCGGGAGATGTTGCCCGCGCCTTCGGAGAGCAGAAACTCGCCCGCGTGCATTGGCTCGTGTTTGATGGTCATGCTTTTACCCCTGTCTGGGCGGCGCGACGGGCCGCGTAGATCGCGTTGGTGTCAGGTTGTTTGGCCTGGGTTTTGGGTGCCGGGTCATCGTTGATCGGCAGGCTGTTGTCGATCTCAAACCCGCCGCCACTCACCAATTTGTCGAACAGGCGACCGCGCACTGCTTCGGCGGTCAGCCCGGACGCCACGAACTGCTGGGTGAACTCCGGCAGCCGCGCCGCCACGCACAGGTCGCGCACGGCCTTGGCGTTGGTGATGGCGGCGTTAACCGAGGCTTCGTCGGCCAGCTTGGTGGTGTTGATGATGGATTCGATCAGGTTGCTGATCCCCGCGGCGTTGCAGCTCTGGGTGATCAACAAGGCCAATGCGGCCGAGTCAACAATGGGCGGTTTTTCCGGTTCCGGTTCTGGTTTAAGGTCAGGCTCCGGTTCTGGCGGCTGTTCTGGCGGTTCCTCCAACTGAGCCAGCAAGGCTTGCGGCGCATGCTGATAACGCTGCAATGCGCCGCCCTGCCCCAGACAAGCTTTGACGGTGACCCCCTCGCCCACTTCATCGGCCAGCCCCAAGGCCACCGCTTCACTTGCGGTGAGCCAGGTTTCGGCATTGACCAAACGCCGCAGCTCCACTTCGTCGATGTTGGGCGACTTGGCCTTGTAGGCGGCGATGATGACTTCCAGCGCCTGATCCAGTGCGGTGGCGACCTTGCGCAGATCCTCGGCATCGCCAGCCGCGTAGGTCCACGGGTTGTGGATCATCAGCATGGCGTTGCTTGCGATCACCACCTTGTGCGCCCCGCACACCGCGACACTGGCCGCGCTGGCTGCCAGCGCATCAACCCGCCCGGTGCAGCGCTCGCCTAACCGCGACAGGGCGTTGTGAATGGCCAGCCCGTCGAACAGGTCGCCGCCGATGCTGTTGAATGCCACCACAATCGGCGACACGCCGTCGTCCATCGCTGCCAGATCGCGCACAAACTGGTTGGCGGTGATGCCCCAGGTGCCGATCTCGCCATAGACGTAGACCTCAATGCTGCGGGCTTCGGCCTCGCCGCTGGCCTTGAGGCTGTACCAGTGTTTGTTTTGCGGCGGCGCGGGGTCTGCCGCCTTATTGAAAATGCGTAGCCTGTTCATGGCGTCTCCTTGTCGGCCGGTTCGGTGGGCAGCTCGACGAGCGTTTTGTAATTGAGGCCCAGCTCGCGGGCACGTTTTTGGTCAGCTGCGTTTTCTTCGTCGACGGTTTCGGCGTCGTAGCCCTGACGCAGGACCATTTCGCTGCGGGAGTTGAAGCCCGCGTTGACTTCCATCATGCGTGCCTGAATGTCTTGCACCGGCTGGATGTAGGCCCAGCCTTGCGGCACCCAACGGGTGCGCAGGTATTCACGGCGCCGTTGCGCGTAGTCGACCAGTGTCAGACGACCGGCGAGCACGGCCATGTCCAGCCACGCCGCGCGCACCGGGCGGCACAGTTGGTGCACGTACACGCCAAATTGCAGTTGCTCCAGACGGCGCCGGAACTCGTTGAGCACCACCCGTAACGCCCGGTCATTAACCTCGCGCATGTCGCCGGTAAGAATTTCGTACGGCGTGCCGGTCCCGGCCGCAGCGGCCATCAGTTGTTGGCGCATAAAGTCCGGGTAGTTGTTGCCCGCATCCGGCGGTTTGGAGAACTCCACCTCTTCGCCCGGCCCCAGTTCCTGCATGGTGCCCGGTTCCAGCGCGACCATCGGGGTGAAGCCGTCGCGGTCTTCGGTCAGCGGCAAGCCGGTGACCGGGTCGCGCGGTTGTTGCGTGGCTTCGGGCGGTGGCCGCGAGATAAAACCGGCAAACAGGTTGGCCACTTCCTGACGGAACAAAACCGCGTCGTCGTAGTTGTCGAGGCTGCGCAGGCGCTTAAGCACTGGGGCCAAACGCGGCACACCGCGCAACTGGCCCGGCTCGACCGATTCGAAGATGTGCAGCACTTGTTCCGCTGGCACACGCACCAGTTGGTTGTAACCGGCGTTCAGCGACGAAGCGTCACGCGGGTGGACGCGGTACATGTGATAGGCCACGCGCTTGTGCGCCGGGTTGAACTCGATCCCGGCGCGGATGCTGTTGCCGTTTTTGCATGGTTCGAATTTGTCGTGCGGCACAAACTCCGGGGCCAGCACCTGGAGCTGCAATGGCACGGCCAGATCCTCGTCCAGACCGCGAGGCCGCAGGCGTACAAAGCATTCACCGGCCGTTTCCACTGTGCGGGCAATCAACGCCTGCTGGCCGTAGAAGTCGGTCAGGCCATCGGCGTCTGACTCGTCGACCCAGTCATCCCACAGGTCTTGCTGCAACTTGCGCAGGGCATCGTCTTCGGTTTTGGGGCGCGGGGTGATGCCGGTGCCGATCAGGTTGCTGACGCGTTTGTCGATGACGTTGAAGGCGTAGGGATCATTGCGCACCGCTGAGCGCGAACGGGCGCGCAGGTTGCGCAAGGCCGGGGTGTTGAGGCTGTTGATGCCGATGTCCGGCGCCTCCCAACTGGCCGAGCGCCTGCCCTCACCGGCCCCTTCGTAACTGGCTTTGATCCGCTCGGGCAACAGAAAGCCGTTGCGGGTCAGGGTTGGATACTGGCGCGCCATTTAAAGCCCCTTGCCTGCGTGATACAGCCGGATCACCCGCGAACGCGGCCCCGTGGCGGCGACCAGCGAACTGCGGATTTGATCGCGCGCCTTGAGCAGCTCATCGACCGTGCGGTATTCCACGGTGCGGTCGGCGTAGCGCACGGTTTTCTCGCCACGCGCGATGGCCGACTCAACGGCGTCGAGGTGCTTTTGGGTAAAGGACATAATCAGCGTCTCTTGAGGTAGCCGCTTCGACTGACACGGCGAGGCGGTGCAGCAGCAACCGATTTTGGTGTGTTTACGGAGTGAGTGACGACAACTTGTGGGGGTGCTGTTTGAAGCGTTTCAACTGGGCGGGCCACGGGCTGGACTGATGTTTCAGGTTCGCTGTCGTCAACAGGCAGCGTTTTGTCTTCAAACAAATGGTGCTGCATCAACGATTGCCGCACCTTCTCCCAGTCATTTTCGTGATAACGATGCAGACCGAGGTATTCGGCCATCGCCAGTGCATACACCATCAAGTCGAGCGCTTCGTTGCGCTCGGCCTTGCTCTTGGTCCACTCGACCCGACGCTTGCCTTTGACGTACCGGGCGACTTTGCGCTCGGCGACGCATTGAGCAAAGAAGTCGTCCGGCAGGTCTTTTGCGAAGTGCAACGCACCGGGGCCGGACTCCAACGGGTATCGGTTGTAAATCCAGTCCTTGGCGGTGTCGGTTCCGATCATCCACAGCTCTGCACCGTTCTTCTCGATGTTGCCGCGCCAGTTCACATCCACCCGCGAAGGTCGCTGGGCGATGATGTTTTTGCTTGAGTGGCTGTCGCCCTTCACTGCAAATACGTTGCGCCAACGGCGAATCCGGCAGAACTGATACACCTCGTGGGTGTGGTGCCCGCCTGAGTCAACGGCTGTTGCCAGAATGCCTAAACCCACACCACTTGCATGCCGGTAGCGCACTTTGAGTTTGTCATCGAGCACTTCCCAGGTTCGGGAATCGCACGGGTCGCCCATGATCACCTGGTGATCGATCACCCAACGCTCCATGCCCATCCCCCAGCCAATGACGATGAACTCAAGGCGGTTGCCTTGAACGTCCACTGCTGCGGTGAGCATCAGCGCGCCTATAGGGACTGTGCCCAACACATAGTTTTCGGCACGCGCCCTTGCCTGCAGGACATCCGCTTTGGTTTGCTCCATTGCGTTGTCCCAAGGCAGTGCAAGTTTTGTGTTGTAGAACACCTGCATCGTTGCTTGGTCACCCTGCTTTTGCATGACCAAGGCATCATCAAAGTCCTTGGCCAGAGACGCCCAACTCGTCCAGCCCAGTGGCGCGTACAAGGCGTTGAGATGAAAACCGATAGTTTCCCCATCACCCTGCGCGTGAGCACGCCACTCACCTTTGGATAGCATCGTGGCCTTAGCGTGTTCATCAATCATTGCGCCGCATTCAGGGCCACTGCACAGGTATTGCACTAGGCGGTAATTTTCATCCCACTTGAGGTTGGTCCACTCCAGCACTTGCATGTGGCCGCAATGCGGGCATGGCACGTAGTAGTGACGCTGGTCGCTCATCTTGAACAGATCGGCAATGCGCGACGCCCCCTTGATCGTGGGGGAACTGGAGAAGTAAAACTTGGCATTGCGGCCAAACGTGGACGCTCGCGCCTCGGCCAGCTTTACCGGATCGCCCTCGTTATCAATGTCCATCTCCCAGCGATCCACCTCATCGCCATACACATAGCGCACGGATTTTTCCGCAAGGTTGGAGGATGAACCCGCCGTCGCAATGAACAGGCGGCCACCTTCAAACTGTTTGTTCTCCCACGTGTTGGTGCCTTTGCGCGAACGCGGTACGACAACTCGCTCACGCAATTCAGGAACGGCTTCGACGGCTTGGTCAACGCGGCCTGCAACGCTTTGGGCCAGCTTCTGCGTGGGCTCCAATAGCAGGATATTGGCCGGTGCCATGTGGATACAGCCGCCGATCCAGTTCAGCGCGATCTGAGTTTTCATCAACTGCGAGGCCACCATTGTGACGACTCGCTTGCAAGGGTGTGCCGGCGAAAGGCAACGCATCGGCTCACGCGCATAAGGGGTGCGTTCAGTACGATATGGGCCAGGCTCAGCAGCGCCAGAGCTTTGAGGGATTCGCATATAGCGATCAGCCCACTCATCGACCCACAGCTCTGGCTCTGGGCGCAGGCCACGAAAGTAGCCCGCGCGGTAGACCTCTTCGCCTCCCCGTTGATTACTGAGCATGGTTGTCCTTCTTGATTGACAGTGAGTGCCGAAGGTCGGCCGTTGACATGCGCTCGGCGTCCTCAAGTGCTCGACGGATCGAGGCCATAAGGTGTTTTTCAATACCCCAGGCATCGGTCATTGCCGCCAGCTCAGGCGCGATCTGCGTGGGTACAGCCAACAACAAGTCCCGCAGAAGCCGTCCCGTGGTGTAAGCCGCCTCATCGACGGCAGCCATCTCCACCAACGTGCCCTGATTTTTGTAGAAGTCCGCCTCGACGGTCATGGCGTTGAAGTGCTCGCGACGAGCGCGAGCCTTGTGGAAGTCAGGGCGCAGACCACCCGTTTCAGATAAGTCACCCGGCGCAGCCTGTAAAAACGCCGCCGGGCCTACTGGATCAGCCGAGGGGTGACCTTTGCTGGCTCGCTCTTGCTCATGCCGGACAGAAACGTTGACTTTGCTGGGATCACTCGTTTTATCGATCAAGGCATTTGTTGCTGCCACATCCACAAGCCCTTCAGGGGACAACACCAAACGCCCTTGTTTGGCGAGCTTGGACACCCATGCCTTGGACCAATTACGACTCGCGGCATAGGCCGACTTGGTTAGAAATTCCATGATTGAACTACCAGTTAACCCAATGAATACAGGCAGTTAACTGTTAACCGCAGTTAACTAAGTTTGAAGGCCAGCCAGTTACCCTTTCCCGCGGGTTTCCTGCCCCGTACCCGTGGAAATTCCCCAGGGTCCCCGGCAGGTTTTGAATATCCGGGGATTATTACGAGCGATCCGATGGCGGCACGTCACAAACACCCAGCCGCTTGGCAACCCAACGCTCATAAAGCCCGATGGCCACATCCGCCCCGGCCATGGCCGTGAGGCAGCCCAGTGCCGAAGACGCCCAGAGCGAAACGCCGTTGACGTGAAGCAGCATCATGGTGGACAAGCCGCACACCACGCAGGCACCGGAGCGCAACACCAAGCGCCGCACCAGTGACCAGCCCCGCGCCCCGTCCTTGTCCGCCCGCCACATCTCGCCGGACACGCCACCGATCATGGACAGCACAATCAGTAACCACAGCGGCATCTCAGCTAACGCTTGTTGTTCATTCGTCATTTAGTTGTCCGGAGGAAAAGGGTTAATCTTGAAAATTCGAAGGGATTCGAAACCGTATCTCAGTCTCTGAGGCGCGGGCAGCCAAGAAGACGGCTAGGGTGCCGGGCAAAAATTTATCACTACGTAAGGAATACGCTATGCAAGCAAAATCTCTGAAAGCACTAATCGCCGAGCGCGGCGTTTCATTTGACGCAAGCACCATCATGAGTGCGCTGCTTAAAGCAGGACATGCGGAAAACTTCGAATACGCCAGTACCACGGGCAGTGGCGCTATGAAGTCATTCAAGAAGCTCACCAGTGCTGGTGAGAAGTTTGGAATCAACAAGCCCGCGATGCATCCGTTCAAAACAGAGGCAAGGTTCTACGATGAGACCTTTCCTGAACTGCTTGGTGTCGTGGTCAAGCAGTTGAGCAAAGAGGTTGATGCACTTTAAAGATAGGGACCGGATCTGGCCGTATGCGGCGTTAAATTCGTAACTGCCAGATCACACTCATGTGGCACGAGGAAAAAGAAAACCCCGCCGGGGTGGGCAGGGTTTTCAGTGCGCTGGTGGGTGCCAGGGCGAGGTGCACAGCACGTGCTCGAGTAGCGCTCAGGCGCAGAATTCATATCGTGGGGACGTTTTACCCCTGTTCGGTAAAACCGAAAAGAGGTGTTTTTCGGTCATTTTGCTCTACTCACTTTGACGCCGCTTTGACGCAGGTTTGAGGCAAGTCACCCCGACGAGCGGTCAACGCTTAACCGGCTGGGCCCAGCACCGTTGCGCGGGTCAGGTTGGTTGCTTGGCTGCCGCTGCGCCGGGTGTAGCCCCGTGTGGTGCCACTTCGAACGGTGAGGATCAACATCACTTGTTGATGCAACCGCTTCACCCAGTTGCGATACGTTTGGTCTGCCCCCTCGGTAATGTCGAGCAGTCGCATTTGCTCACGTCGCGGCATGGCGGGTTGATGCAAATAACGCAGTCTGGCCAGCTTGGCCAATTGCTTGCCTTTGGTTGACTGACGGTCCAGCTCGGCAACGGCTGCTGCCACTTCGCATGCAATGTGATCCATACCCGCGCCCGCTCCTACCAACAGATCCCGTGAACCTGCCGTGCCCCGAGGGGCGCAGCCGCCGTATTGCATGATCGTAGCCATCGGGCTGCCCAAACCACCGGCCTCGCCAACGTGGCAGTGCTGTTCACCCCAATGCTGCATCAGTTCTTCGATTTGCTGAATCATCCCCATCTCCCCCCTGAAAAACCAACCTGACACAGAAAAGAACCAACCCGACACACACCTAACACACTAAAAACCCTTTAAAAACATAGCGTTAATGCTCTATGTGTTGGGTGTGTCAGGTGTGTTGGGGTTCTTCTCACGTACAAGAAATAATTAACGAACATCAACCTTTGACTGATTGCACATGCACACACGCCCGCATGTGCGAGAAACCCGCCACACCTGACACACTGATCCCGAAAGACTTTAAAGACGTGGCCTGTAGCTGTGTCAGGTTGGTGGTTCTAACCCGCCACACCGTCAACACACCCCACACACAATGGGCCGTCATGCTGCGCTGTCCTGTCGTTGACCAAACTTCACGTGTTCCCAACTGCCCACACTCCAGCCGCCTGCCTTGGCTGCTTCGCGCCACGTCACCACCGCAGCGCCCAGCCCGGCTGCTGTCAGGGATGGGGGCGGGGAAGGTGCAGCGTCGATACCCGACCAAGGAAAGAAAAACGTGCCGAAGGAGCGCCGTGAACCATCCATCCAGGGCTTGCCCTGAATCTTGTCAACTTCTGTGGAGATGAACCCGCTGAACTTGGTATGACTTAAGGTGTGTTCCTTGTTGCGGTGGCACCATTCCAAAAACAACGCGTACAGATCACTGCTGACGCACACGCTGAACGGTGCACCCAGCAGGCCGTTGCGCCACTCACGCAGAAAGGTTTGCCAACTCGCCATGCTCAAATCCACCAAACGCTGACGGGCTTCCGTGTTGGGTGGCCGGGTGCGTTGATCGAAGTCGCCCAGGTCATAGCTGAGCAGGTAGTCATAAAGCGCCGGGATGCCCTCGTTGGCTAACTCATACTTCACCCGCTCCTGCTCATCCGGCCCTAGCGTTTCTTTGGGCCAGACCACCAACATGCGTCGGTCATTCTCACCAATCGGCCACGGCATAATCTCGTTGGAAAGGAACACCGCATTCATGTGGTTGGCTTCTTCCCAACCGTTCACAAACTTGGACTCCATGCGCACCGTTTTGCCGGTGACCATGTGTTTGATCTTGCCCACCTGGTTGTATCGCTGATCGCGGCTGACCACTTCCTCAAACACGCCGTATAGCTTGTTGGACTGCCACACCGTCCAGCTCGACTCCAACTGCGACTGCCCGACCGTGGCTGCGTATTCACCATAAACTGCGCCCATGATGTCGCTGAGCAACAAGCTTTTACCGCTGCCTTCCATCGTAGAGTGCAGCAACACAGCGGTGTCCATCTTGGCGCCGATGTTTTGCAACGGGTAAGCCAACCACTTGATCAGCCAGTCCGTGGCAGCTTCGTCGTGGTTGCACAAGAAGCTGAACAGCGAGCGCAGGGTGCGGCATTTGTTCGGCTCATTGATCGGAACCAATGGCAGCCCTTCAAAGGTATTGATGTACACCTCGGGGTCTTTCGTCATGCGGGGGTCAAACACGATGTGTTCCATGTCCACGGTGCGACGATCCGGGCTGTTCAGCCACATGGCGTACGCATCACCCAAGGCCATGCGCATGGCGCCCTCGGGGACTCGACGGCGACACTTGATGTCCCATGAGTCTTTGGTGCCATCTATATAGACGTAACGTTCGGTGGGGCTCATGCCCTCCCCCGACACCTGCTTAAACTTGGCCTCAGCCTTGGCTTTGCTGGCTTGGCGCTCCGCCATATCGTCAGCAATAACTTTTTTTTGAGCGGACTCAAACCAGTCCTTGGCCAGCGCTTTCGTGACCAGCAACTCAAACGCGGGCTTTTTGATAATCACGCGCTTGAACATGTCGAAAACGGCGGTCTTACCTTCGATCAGGGCGAAGCGCTGGAAGATACGGTCTGCCGTCCACTCAATCCCCCCGCCCCCCTCAGGTGCAGGAGCCGCTGCGATTGCAGGCATAGAATCGCACGGCCCGCTGGCATCCTCAGAAGGGGTCGGGGGAAGATCCGCAGGCGATGGTCGAGAAGATTGCTGCATGCCCAACATCCGCGCAGCATCTTTGACCGCCTTGGATTGGTCTCCGCCGTGCTCCAGCAGGCAAAACACCTCAAATGCATCGTTCTGATGACCATTGGCCAGCGGATCAGCGCCGTGGTGCGAGTACAGCTTGTCATCGGTAATGGTGATGCCCGGCAAGCCGGTGCTGCTCTGCGGGTAGAGCCATTTGCTGCCGCGCTTGATGTAGCCGTGCGTGCGCAACAGTTCTTCAACATCATGACAGCGGTTGAATTCATCAATCACCGAGGGTCGGTTGCCGGGCGCCTGCACAGGTGCCTTGGTCGGCTTGGCTTTGGGCTTTTCAGTCTTTGGTGCCCAAGGGCAAGCTGACTCGGCGTCACGTTTGAAAATGTCCCAGTTCTGCCAAATGTTCAGCAGGTCACTGGTCAGTACTGGCAACCCCTCGGCGGAAGGAGGCGTGCGCCAGGTATATGGTTTGCCGGTACCGGGATGAATAGAGGGCGGCAACACGTCTTGCACCAAACCCGCACGCAACTCGAAAACGGTAAAGCGTTTGTAGGGCTCAGCTTCGTCGCGCGCGGCGGCTTCGCCCACCAGATCGCCCGCGTCTTTTGCTGCTTTGGCTTTTGCGATCAGTCCTTTAAAAATCGACCCATCAGGGTCGTTTTCATTGGGCCATGCCAGCGAGTGACGGGTGAGGTCTATTCCATCCGGCACCTGAAACAGGATACGAAAGCGCGCCGGATTACCCACTACGGTCGGGTAAACCAATGCCATTGCGTCCAGGTCCAGGCCGAGAAGCTCGTACAAGACGTGACGTGTCCACTGCACATCGTCCACATCCAATGAGCACACGCGGCTAGGGCCAAGCACCACGCCAAGGTTGTGCGTTGGGTTTGCTGCCCAAAACGCCTCAGCCGCGCTCGCATCAGTGATGTAGCCGCCGGGTTTATTCCAGCCCAACCCCTTTGGAGCTTTTTCACCGGGTTCGATGGCCACCAGTGCCAAGTTGAAAATATCAATGTAGCGTTGTGCCCATGTCGCCATCGGCACAGCTTGAGAGCGGTCAGTCATCTGCGGCGCTCCCGCAACTCTTCGCAGGAGATGCAGGTTTCACATCCTTGGACTGCCTGCTGCCTAAGCAGCGGAATGGCGTCATCGCAATCCACGCAAAATTCGGCGCTGGCCGTGGCATTGGCTTCGCGTAGACGTTTCTCAAGCGCGCGTCGCGCTAGAGCACGCTGCAAAAACTCATCCGCATAGTCGTTAGCCAGATCGACGTCATCAGCCATTGTCGCGATCCTCCATTGCCTGACGTGCGCCCGTCATGATGCCCAGCACCTCACGGATAACGTCCATGCCGCGTTTTTCGAGCAGGGCGACTTCGTGAGCTTCCCAAACGGCATCGGCCACACCGTCGTGCATGCAAGATACAAACTCGCCAGATTCATGAAGCAATTTGCCTACCGCTTTCAACGCTTCTTTTGTAGCAGGCACTGGCGTTGGCTTGTACCAAACGGCCCCGGCTGGACGCACTAAGGCATCAAGCAAACGCGGATCAGCCGTGAGGCGAATCACCTCCTCCAGCTCATCCGGCGTCAGCCAGCGGCGCTCTTCATCAAGTTTGAGTTTCTTTTGCAGCGCGTCATTGTCGATCACCATCGCAAACGCTAAAGCGGTGACACCACCCTTATAGGAACGCCCTGCGCGATACAGCGCGTGACGCAATGAAAGCACCGGACCAGCGTCCGGTAATAGATCGATGCGACTCATAACCGTAAAAACCCCTTTTACGGTGTAGCCATAAAGCAGGGCACGCCCTATCCTACGACCACGACCGATGTGCATGTGCTGTGTATCGTCGTCGCTGGACCGGAGGATCTTTGGTGAGAGGCTCCGGTTCAGCACCCTTTTAGCGATGTTGTTTTACTGCTGCATCGCTCTGTCGACCCGGTGTTTCTTTGGTGAGAGGCTTTGGGTCGATGCTTTCTTATGCTGCTTGGTCTGGCTCAAGATCCTTAGGGATACAGAACACGTCAGGTCGAAGGCGAAACCGCGAAACTCCTGTAATAAACTCGGCCCGCACAACCAGCTCTGCAGGCAAAAAGCCTCGCTTCAACCAATACGAAACAATTTGCTGAGATACAGGCCGCCCAGAAGTCGACATGGCTGATGCGAATGCGACCTGGCCTTTAGCGGAATCCACGGCGGCCACTAGTGCCTCGCGCATCTCTGTTTTTGGGCTCATGAAGACCTCAAAGCGAAAAGTACAACCGGAAAATACACGCTAATTTGTATTCAGGCAACAAATTAGCGTGTTGGAACCAATACAAAAGGGTTTGTATCCTTCCCGCATGACCAAAACAACGCGCTCACCCTCACCTGTAGCAGCACTGTTCAAGACCCGCAGGAAGGCCCTGAAACTAAGCCAGGTAGCCCTCGCTGATCGAGTCCGCGAACTACTAGGCCCTGATGAAACATTCAGCCAGCAGACTTATGCTGCTTTTGAAGCAGGCAACACCCAGAACACCCGATTTGCATTACAGATAGCTCAGGTGCTTGGGCTATCCATGGATGAAGTATCTGGCATCAGTCCTACTGCAAAGACAGCGCCCAAATCTGTCACTGCCGATGCGGTAATGCTTGGACCTATCGAAGTGTGGGATGACGAAACCCCGCTAGACGACGATGAGGTAGAGATTCCTTTGTTAAAGGAAATAGAACTGTCTGCGGGCTCGGGCTGCTCTGCAGTTGAGCACTATTCAAAGTCAAAGCTGCGCTTTGGAAAGATGACCCTAAGACGACAAGGCATAGATCCCGCAAATGCCATTTGCGTGACTGTATCAGGACACAGCATGGAGCCGGTCCTACCCAGCGGCAGTACAGTAGGGGTGGATCAAGGGAAGCAAGACATCAAAGATGGCGATATCTATGCCTTGAGGCATAACGATCATCTGCGTGTAAAAATTCTTTATCGCCTGCCAACAGGTGGCATCAGGATGCGAAGCTTTAATCGCGATGAATACCCCGACGAAGAGTACTCCCCAGAAAAAATCCGCAACGAAGACATATGCGTTCTAGGACGAGTATTCTGGTATTCGGTCCTGAGGTAACAAATCAGACAATCAAAAAAAGCCCGTTTATTCGGGTTTTTTATTGTAAATAAAAAATAATACAAATTAACGTGTTGACCAAATTACAAATTGGATTGTAGTCTTTGTCTCGAAACCTCTCACCAAGAGTACGAGCCATGCAGACTACACAGCACAGCAGCACCCGCTGCCGGATCTATGTCCATCCGGCAGCCTGCACCAGTCGCACTTCAGTTGAAGACATCCAGCGCAGCACAGGCCTACTGGTCATCATCAATAATCCGCAACGAATCGCTTTAACCACTAAACATGCTGAAACCCTCGCTCCACTCGGAGGTGACGCAGCATGAAACAGGTACTGATTGGACTGGCAGGCCTTGCCCGCTCGGGCAAAACGACCGCAGCGATGCACTTGGCCAGCACCCATAACTTTCAAACCTACGCCTTTGCAGACCCACTGCGTGAAGGCCTGATGACCCTCTTCAATCTGACCGCGCGTGATTTTGACGACGAACACAAAGAGCAGCCTGTCGACTGGGTAGGCCACTCGGCGCGCGAGTTGATGCAATCGCTGGGCACTGAATGGGGCCGCAATCAGATCCACCCTGATGTGTGGGTGTGGCTGGCTGAGCAAAACCTTGAGCTTCTCGGCCAGATCAACGACACCACCAGCGGCTTTGTGATCAGCGATCTGCGCTTCGAAAATGAGGCCGCTTTCGTTCGGGAAAAAGGCGGCCTAGTCATTCACCTGCTGCGTGCAGACGCACCCCATGTGAACCCGCATATCAGCGAGTCCGGCATCTCCATCCATGACAACGACCTCGTTCTGCATAACGACGCGTCGATTGAGGACATGACCGGTCAACTGGACGAAATCTTCACAGCCCTGTGCGCTCGCGCAGCGGCTTAAGGAGCGCCCACATGAACCGAACCCTGGACGCCACGGCCGCCCTGCTCGGCTTGAAACCACGCGCCTTTCGCACACGATTGCGTGAGCTCGGCATTTTGACCCAGAACGGTGAGCTGGCCAGCAAGCACCGCGACCAGGGTTACCTGTACGTAGACACCCGTAGTCGCTGGAACACGAACATCAACACCTTCAGCCATTACGCGGTTGTGATGGTGAAAGAACCCGGTGTGGCGTGGCTGAGCAAGAAACTGGGCATCACCCCATCCCCTACCTATAAGGACGCCGCCGCATGAAACAGAACGCAATCACCCAAGCGATCGGCGCCCTGAAGCTGGTCCCGATCTTTGTCAATAACCCCGCGATTATCAGCCGCGCCACGCTTATTGGCGCGTCTGCTGAAGCCGTAACGTTGCTTGAAGCGCTTCCCGCAGTTACGGCGGAGTTGGCTGAGGTATTCCGTTGCGTAGACGCCGTCATTAGTGATGGACAAGTCGCCTACGTCACACCGACCCGCTGCCCTGAATACCCCTATGGCGCAGTGATCGCAGACAGCAAGGGCCAGATTTGCGCGGCGGCAATGGGTAAAACCAAAGAAGGCCTGGCCGAGTTGATCCGCCTCAAGCTGGTGCCCCAACAGAAGGGGTGCGGGGAGGATGCGGCGTGAGCGACACCCTCGACCAGTTACGAAGGGAGTTCGCCACACCCTGCCCAAGCCTCACAGCAGTCCGCGAACGTTACTTCACGCACATCAGAACTGATCGTTACCTGCTCAGCGAAATAAAAGCCGGGCGCATTGCACTCAAGGTCACCCGCCTACACCGCTCAAGTCGAGCCAAGCCGGTGGTGTACCTGCACATGTTGGCGGCTTACCTCGACGCGCAAGCGCCCAACCAAGCCGCTTGAGTATTTCCCTGAAATTCAGGGCCACTGCAACCAACGTAAAAAGGCACAGCACATGAGCAAATCACGTCCATTCATCGACACCCTGCGCGATATCGAAGCGGGCGGGCTATTGGATGAACTCAGCGAAACGCAGCACAGTCTGATCGACGCCATCCGCCTGACCGGCAAAGGTGGCGAGCTGACTATCAAGCTCGCCTACAAACCCGATGGCAACGGCCAGATGACCATCAAGGCAGACGTCAAAGCCAAAGAGCCGGCCTTGTCACGCGGCACATCTCTGTTCTTCCTGACGCCTGAGGGCAACCTCACTCGCCGCGACCCTCGCCAACAAGACCTGGCACTTAGAACTGTGGGTGAAGAAAAACCCGAAGTTCTGCGACAAGTCAGTCAATAAAAAAACTCTCGCCTCTCACCATTTGCACTACCCACTGGAGCACATCCAATGCAACAAGCCCTGCAACAGCTGTTCAGCTACGCTCAATCCCTCGGCAAGCCCGTCGATCACCCTGGGTTGGCCGCGCCAATCGCCCTACTCCCGCAAGATGTCTCGCTAAAAAGCCTTGAGCACCTGCTGCCTGTACCGACCCGCGCCAAACAAAAGCTCACCGTGCTGGATGCTGAGTCGTTCATCGACTACGTGAATCGCTTCGCCACTTCAGCAACAGCCGTATTCTGCAACGGCCCGGAAGGGCGCACCTTCTCGGCAGTGATCGACTACCACCAGCCAGACTGCCCGGCGTGGCTAGAGCATGTAGCCACCTATCGCTGCCCCACCACTGTTGAATGGGGCCGCTGGAAAGAATACGACCGCAAACGCATGGACCAAGCGACCTTCGCTGAATTCATCGAAGAAAACGTGTGGGACATTACCCAGCCTGCCAACGAACAAAATGCACCAGGTGCAGCGGATATGCTGGAAATCAGCCGCACCCTTGAGGCCAAGAAAAACATCACCTTCCGCCAAGGCACACGCCTCGACAATGGCCAAGTACAACTCACGTACAACGAAGAAATCGACGGCCGTGCTGGCGAAGCTGGTCAGTTGCGTATTCCTGAGCAGTTCTTCATTGCAGTGAAACCCTTCCTTGGCGGTGATGCGTTCTGCGTGCCTGCGCGGTTCCGTTATCGCATCCAGGACGGCCGCTTGATGATGTGGTTCGAACTGGTACGCCCGGACAAGGTACTTGAAGAAGCCTACAACGCGGTGCGCGACAAAATCCAAGCCGCCATCAATGAAGTGCCGCTGTATGAAGCCACTTTGTAATTAATCATCCGCGTCAGCCCGCCTCCGTCATCTCACCAATGATCCTGGCGGCGGGTTTTAATGAGGTACACATCACATGCAAGTACGAAACGAAGATCCAAACTGCGCGATCTTTCATCCCATGTATGAGGCAATGCTCGACGCATGCCCCGCCATCGCCAAAGCAACCAAATAATCCTTTCGCCACCCCGAGCGGCGCAACAGAGATAGAATATGAATACTCAATTTCTGCTACTTGCGCAGTATGGCGGCCAGGCAATCATTCCTCTTGAGCGAGTGTGCGCTGACTACTTTAGCCATCTGACACCCGAAAAGATGAAGATGAAAGTCGCAGCAGGCCAGATTGACCTGCCACTTGTAGCCATCGAACGCAGCCAAAAGTCAGCACGCGGGGTTCACCTTGCCGACCTGGCTGCCTATCTGGATACCCAGCATGCACGTGCTCGTACGGAGCATGACAAGCTGATGCGCAACTCTAGTCTACGCCGCGCTTCTTGATTCGCTTCCGGGCCTCAATGATGGGGCCCGTTACTATCGTCTCCAGCCAAGGCCAGTTTTCGTAAGGATCGCCATTCCCTTTCAAGTGCGTATATCTGCGCATTGAATTCCAATCCCGATGGCCGGATACAGAGGCAACTTTCGGGATATCCCAGCCCATTTCAAATAGGCGGCTGACACCATCGTGGCGAAGGTCATGAAAGTGCAGGTCATCGATCTCAAGAAAGTGGCAGGCACGGGTAAAGGATGCCGAGATAGAGCGAGAGTTGTACGGGAAAACATCCTCTGCAACCTTTGGCATAGACATCATGATCCGCCACGCTTCATCAGGGACATGGCACCAAACGTCATTGCCGTACTTCTGACCCGGATTCTTCATATCAGTGATCAGAACCATCTGGCGCTGTTCATCTAAGGCATTCCATTTGATGCGCGTGATTTCTTCCTGTCGACGCGTAGAGAACAGCGCAAAGGCCGTCACCCGTACCATGTCTATTTCCTGCTTGCGCCGGTCTCGCATCTCACCGAAGTATTGAAACAGCTTTTCCAGTTCTTCAAGTGTTGGGCGACGGTTCCTTTCCTTGCTGCGTGTCACCGCGCCCATCTTGCGCAATACCTTGCGCGCATCGGGCATGGCCATTGGATCGATGTCATAGCCCCACGCTGGCCGCGCTACAGAAAGCACGGCCCCCAAGTGAGCCAAGTCATTGCCCACGGTCTGCGCCTGTATGCCATCGTCCGTCATTCGTCTATCAGCGTACTCCACCAGCTTCTGGCTGGTGATCTCTCTATCCTCAAGCTTGCCTAACCAGGTTTCACCGATAGCCTTGAGTGTGGCGCGCTTGGTCTTCCCTAGCGGCCTCAGCTTTTCGTACTCCAAAAGGTAGCGGTCGATCATCTCCTTGACCGTCACACCTGATCGATTGGCCTTCTCGATTGCTCCAGGAACTGACATCTCAGTTTCGACACGTTTGATCCAGGCCTGCGCGGTCGCCTTGCGGTCGAACGTCTGGCTTTCCTGATAAACTGTCACACCCTTTTGCATGATGCGGATCTGCGCGGTGTAACCCGTCGATCCATCTCTGCGCTTGCGAACGGTGATAGTGCCCAT